AGCAGACGGCACAACCAGAAGGCTTGACCTTTTGGATTGGACGAACGCAGACCTTTTGGATCAAGAATCTGGCTTTAGAAAACGCATATTTCGCAAAGTCTATACTTTAAAAATGTCAGCAGAAATCACGGGCGATACATATACCGCCATTGCTACTGCTAAACCAGTGTCTACAATTAATAGTACAATTGAACATCAACTAACAGTTTTTAATGAGTAATATCTCGTCCATACCAAAATCAAATAGGAGTTATCATGGCATATGAGCGTCCAGGAGTATACGTTTCAGAATCGGCGTTTACTACCAACATTCAAGCAAACACAGGGGTTACGGCTGCAGCGTTTGTAGGCACAGCTGAACGAGGACCAACTACACCAGCCCTAGTAACAAGCTGGGCACAATACACAAGTTTGTTTGGGGCATTGGACAATGCTTACGATCTTGGTTACGCGGTTTACCACTTTTTTGCAAACGGTGGTCAAGCAGCTTATGTTACACGTGTTGCCGATGGTTCTGCTGTAAAAGCTACTAGCACTATTCAAGGAACACCTGGAGTAGGTTCTGCTGCAGACATTTGGACACTTGAAGCTAAGTCGGTTGGCGTTTGGGGAAATAACTTAACTGTTGACTATACTTTTGATAACACCACATTAACCACACCTACAACAACTCCAAAGTTTACAAAAAATACGCTGTTTACAGTTACTGTAAAACTTGGTGGTGTACAAGTAGAAGAATGGTCTGGACTGTCAGTTGACCCTGAGCAAAACAGGTACATTACAACAATTCTTGATCTCTATTCATCATATGTAACAACAGCAAGCGTTGCTACTGTTGCAGTGGGTGCTGAACTTACAATTACCGGATTGACATCGTCTTCGTATGCAGTTACTAAAACTTTTGCAAACGGTAGCGATGGTGTTGGTTCAATTGACTCATCGGATTGGTCAACAGCTTTAAATGCTTATGACGCAAACCAGCAATCGTTAATTTTTAACTTAGTTGGTCAAACTTCATCTACAATCGTAAACAACGCAATCACTAAGATGATTTCTAGGGGAAATTCGTTCCTGGTTGTAGACACCCCATTAACGTCAACTACTAAGGCTTCATTGTCGTCAGCAGTTGCTGGGTACACACAATCAAGCTATGCAGCTGTTTATGGACCAGCTCTTAAAATGTATGACCCAACAAAATCTGGTGCTGCAGCAATCCGCAACACTTTTTGTGGTGGTGCCGTAGTTGGTGCAATGATTCGTTCCGAAGTAGCACGAGGCGTTGCAAAAGCCCCAGCTGGTTACGGTTTGGATTTGCGCAACGTATTTGGTCTTGTAGCCACACTTACCGAAGCAGAACAAGGTCAACTGTACAAAACAGAACAATTGAACTTGTTTAGTATTGTTCCTGGAGTTGGCGTAATTATTAATGGCTCCCGTACACAAGCACGAAACACAACAGATAAGTTCATCACTGTTCGTCGTTCACTCAACTTCCTAAAACAAACGTTAAAGGAAGCAACAGCATATGCTTTGTTTGAACCAAACGACGAGCGCCTGTGGTCAGACCTTAGCGTTAAGGTTTCGGCTATTCTTACTAACTTCTGGGGCACTGGAGGTTTGAAAGGACGAACTACTGGCGAGGCTTTCTATGTTGTATGTAACTCAACAAACAACACGAACCTTACGGTAGAAGACGGACAAGTAAATATTGAAGTTGGAGTTGCTTTGCAAACTCCTGCTGAATTCATTGTAATCAACATCAGTCAATTTACTGGTGGATCAACAGCAACATCTATCTAGGAGATACCATGGCAAGAACACAACGCACAGACCCTCTTCGTAACTTTAAGTTTACGGTTAAGTTTGTCCCGCTTGGCACAGCCCTCAGTACAAAACTATCGGGCATTGGCGATTTGGGCTTTGCTCAAATGGGCGGTCTTTCGGTGCAGAATGAGTTGATCGCATATCGTGAGGGTGGAATGAACACGCACCCACACAAGATGATTGGTCAATCAGATTTTCCACCAATTTCATTTGCACGAGGAGCTTTTGCAGAACAAGCTCAACTCTACAAGTGGCAGAAATTCATGCACTCATGGGTTGACGGTGGCTCAAGCGGTGAGCCGGGTGGTGCAGCGGGAGATACAACTAACTACCGTTGCAACATCATTGTCAAAGTTTTTGATCACCCGTACACTGCAGGTGACGCAAAGTATGCTTACGATAGTTCGGATCAAAACACAGTGCTCAAGCCAGGCAATATTAAATTAGCTTTTAAATTGTTTAATTGCTGGCCAGGTGCCTACGGTCTAAGCGACCTTAACGCTGGTGATAACGGTATTATGATTCAGCAGTTGAACATTCACCATGAGGGTTTTGTAGTAGCTTGGACACCTGAAGAAATTGCAACAATTGACACAGCAAATTAATTAAAAACATAGGAGTATAAAATGGGTACACAACAAGATGCATTGGCTGTTGCGGCGGCTATATCCGATCCAGTTCCACGCATAGTATCAACACCAAATACCACTTTAGAATTAGTTTGTGGCATTTTTAATGAAACTACTAAGGAGTGGGAGACTACGGCTGTAGTTAAAGAACTAACTGGAGAAGATGAGGAAGCATTGGCGGCACTAGATGCCGACGATGATTTGCTTTACGCACAATACATGGCAGCACTTTTGAAACGAAGTGTTGTCACCATTGGAAACATAAAAGTGTCTGAAAAGCCAGACATCATTGATGCTTTAATTCTAGGTGACAGGGATTCTTTGTTCCTTGCAACTGTTCGTGCAACCTACGGTGAAAATCGTGAGTACGAAATGAATTGTCCTCATTGCAAGAAATCAAACGACGTGTTAATTGAAATGTCAGAGTTTCCAGTTAAAAAACCAAAAGGTAACCCACAGGAACCAATCGTGGTAACTCTCCGTAATGGGACAAAACAAAAGTTTCGTCTTGTTTCAGGAAAAGATAGTCAGACTGTTGGCAAAAGAGCCAAAAGTATTCCTGAGCAAAATACTATCCTTATTTCTCGTTGCGCCGTTTGGGATGCCGACAACAAACCAGACGATGTTGAGAAGTGGGCTAAAAATCTTGGCATGAAGGATCGTGCTTTGATTATTGACAAGTTACTTGAAGCACAACCAGGCCCAGAAATCAAGGAGGTGGAAGCCCACTGTGCCCATTGCGAAAAACCTTTCCCAATCGCACTAAACTGGGCCTCCCTTTTATTCGGCTAATCTAGTACATACATATTGGGATTACGATGCTATTGCATCTGTTTATAAGGGCTTCTCGCTCAACGACATACAAAACATGACGGTGCGTCAACGCACCTATTGGGCGGCGATGAGCCGTTGGCGTAGACAGGAGTAATCATGGCAGAAAAAAACTTAGGAGACTTAAGAGCTAAATTTAAAGTTGACGTTGATCAAATGGACAAGTTGGTCAAGGGTGTTAAATCTATTCGTACCGACTTTGATGCCTTGTCTAAAAGCCTCAAAGGTGTCAACGCACAATTAGCTCAAACTTTAAAACATCTCCAAAGTATCAAAGCCGCTGGTGGTTTACCTGGAAGTGGTAGTGGTTCAGCAACGCCTTACGCAGTTTCATTACCACTTGGTGATCCTAAAAGCCAAACTCCATCTACTGGGAGCATAACTCAAAACCAAGCTTTTGTTCAGGCCGCAGTTCCTCTTATTCCTAAGGGTGGTGGGGGAGGCGGAAAAGGTGGCGCCCTCGCAGCACAAGGTTTGCAGTATCTGACAATGACCATTGATGCAATGAACCAAAGAATGGACAACAACTATGACCGTTCTTTGTCAGCTGACAAATTAGGCGTTTATTACCAACAGCAACGAGGCATATCGCAAATGCAATACATTGGCATGCGCCAAGATATGACTGGTCAAAGACTTGGCTATGGTGGCATCAGTACTCTACTATCCATGCAAGCACAAACAGGATTAAGTGCTGCAGGAAATGCCGCTGGTTTTGCTGGGTTGCGTGCTCTTTCTGGGTATTCAATTAGTACAGATCAACTTGCACAACAAGCTGCCACGCTTGCTGGACCTGCTGCTAACAACAGATTGACGATGATGTTGGGCACTGGTATGTACGGTCTCGGTGGACAACAACGTTCAATGGATAAAGTCATGCAACAAATTGTCCAACGGACGGGTTTAACAAACGAAGGAAGACTTGCTGGTGCTCGTCAAGCAGGGTCCAACACTAGAGCTATGTTAATGGCTTCCGGTGTTCCGGAAGACATGATTGACCAAATTTTGGATTATGCAAATGCCAATATTCAGTACCAAAAGAAGACTGGCAAAACAACTATGTATGACCCGTCTAAAAAATCAGACCGTCAAATCATGGGTATTGAGAAGAATTTTGCAACACAAGCTGAAGAAACAGCCCGTGTTAAAGAAGGACGTGATGAGAATTACTACAAACGCCAAGCAGATAACTTAGCCCAATTTGAAAAGAATACTCAAGCAGTTACTAAGGCACTTGGGCAACTAGAAGAAACTTTAAGCGGCCTTGTAGGAGCAAACATATCCTCACGAGGAAGCATCCTACGAAAAGCTGGTGGAGCAGCACTAATGGTTGGAGGTGCATTAATGGCTCCTACGTCTATGGGAGCAAGTCTTGGTCTTAGTATGCTTGGAGCCACAATGATGGGTGACCCACCTGAAAGCGGTGTAAAAAAAGGCGGTAGTGCAAAAGTACCAATGGGGTACAGCAGTCCTGCAAAGCGTGTGAGTCTTGGTGAACTATCAAACTCTACAAGTTTTAGAACATTAAACTCTACTTTTAAAGATCGTTTGTTGCGAATGTTTGCAGACAATCCTAATGTTGGTTTGGGAGTTGGTAGTCGTTCCGAATCTGAACAAAGGACTATGTTCTTAAGCCGTTACAAAAAAGTAACTGATGGTTCTGCTGGTGATGTTGAGTGGAATGGCGAACAATACAAACATATTTCAGGTGCACCTGCTGCTCCTCCGGGTCGTTCTATGCACGAGATCGGTTTGGCTGCAGACTTAGTTGGAGACCTTGATTGGGTTCAAGAAAATGCATCCAAGTATGGACTAAAAACATTTGGAAAAAACTTGGGAGAGCCATGGCACATTCAACCAGCAGAGCTTCCAGATTCTAGATGGGAATACGAAAAACAAGGTTCTAAGTGGGGTCAACCTGCTGGCACTTCTAAAGGTTCAGTAAAGCTAGACCCATCTACTGGCAAACCTACAGGAGGGTATGTTGTAGGTGACAAATATTTTGCAAAGTATTCTCCAGGTGGTCATGGTGGCGCTGAAACATTTAACCAAGTAAGTATTAGCGACATTGTTTCAGGACCAGGAAACTTTAGCTTTGACAAAATGGATGGGGCTGCTAGTTCTGGCGTTGTAAGTAAAGCGGCTTATGGAGAAAGTTCCGCAAAGAGTCCGCAAGGTGCTGGAACAACGCCTGGTGGGGCGATGGACCCAGCAGAAATTGCCCAATTACTAAGCCGTCGTGGTTTCAAAGGTAAAGACATTACAAACATGCTTGCTATTTCTTGGCGTGAATCAAGGTGGCGACCTGGTGTTCTTGCAGACGACTCTGACGATTTGTCCTACGGACTATTTCAAATAAATATGAAGGATGATAAGTCTGTTGGTTTAGACCCAATTAAACGCAGACAACAATTTGGTATTTCAAAAAACGAAGATCTGTACGACCCTAAATTAAACATTAAAGCTGCACGAATTTTATTTGGTGGTGGAAACTATTCTCCATGGAATAAAGAAGGAAACCCAATGACGGGAACGGCAGAAATTATGCCTAAAGCCCAAGCCATTACTCGCCAACTAGGTCTTGACCAAGGTGACCCTATTGTAAACGAACCTACTCGTGGAGGTACAACAGTACAAGTTGCTGGTGGTACTAGTGTTACAATTGCTCCGAACATATATGTGACCTCCACTGGAAACAACTCGTCAGACGCAAGACGTATGGCTGAAGAAATAGCCCGATTACTGGATAACGATCTTAAACGAGAATTGTTGAGGACAACCTAATGGCTGTGAGTCGTGAAGAACAAAAAGAAGCACAACTAAAAAGAAGCCGTAGCAAAATAGGCGTTGCCGCCCCAACACAAGTGTTTAATGATGCTCAAACTTCTTACTACAAAGAAGGAAACTTAGAATCTCCAACTACTCGTTTGCAAGATAATCCTAATTTTATATTTCCTGGTCCAACAACCCGAACAATGGGTGGCGCCCCGTATAAACCAGTACGTGGGTACATTCGTAGATTAAATGAATTCTACAGTCGTATGGGAGAAGGGGCAAGCGACATACAAGGTCGTCGTTGTAACTTTCAGTTTCAACCAGAAACTATTGTGCGCAGTGTAAATGCAAACAGTTATGACACACAGTACTTTTTTAACCAAAGACCTGAGCAATTAACTGTACCCATCCCCGGCCAATCCACTTACGGTTTAAAGCTTTTGTTTAATCGTGAAGCAGAAGTAGCTTCTGGGTACTACATGTCTAGGGGTCAAAAAGTAAAAGGCAAAAGTTTTTCTTCTGTATATAACCCACTTTTGGAAACATCCGAAGATATAGCTGACCTACTTGAAGGAAATTTTGACCAATCTTGGGTTACTAAGATTGGTGTTCTTGCTGACATTATGGTTTTGGATGGAGTTATTGGTCAAGGTATAAGTAAAGAAACTTTAACTACTATCAAAAAAATTGCCGAATCAAATGCACAAAACCCAACCGAACCAGTTGAGGGAGAAGAAAGCAATGCTGATGAACAAGACAAGGATGCGACATTGGCAGCTGAAGCTGCATCTTATTGGTTGGATGATACTAGAAATAATGCAAATTTAGGTAACCAAGCTTTCCTGGTGCCAACTCCAGTTCGTATTGTGTTATCTAACCTTATGATTATTGAAGGTTTTGTATTGGAAAGCAGCGTAAACTTTCATAAATTTTCTAAAAAGTTTGTTCCAACACAGGCAACTGTAGAACTAAGTGTGCAAGCTTTATATATTGGTTTTGCTAAAAAAACAACTATTCTTACGCAAGACCCGTCGCTTACTGAATCTGGATCGGCTCCTGATGAAAAAACAAAAACAGAAGCTGACATAGCAGTAGAAAAAGCAACTTTAGATGGTGTTAAGTCTTTTTATAAATCCGTGTCTCATCATAAAGGTGGCAAGGATTTACTAAACTATATACTTAAACCGGACCCGCAACAAAGTTTTAATTTTACGTTACGCTTAAGTGAAGCAGGTTTCAATTACAGAATTAATACATTGTCAAAAGCTGGCGGAGGTGAGCCATCTTTTCACTGGACAGGAACAATTTCAATGTATTGGGATTCATACGTATCTGGAGCAAGTAATTCAAGACAACCAACTAGGACTTCGGCTACTGGAGGAACCTTAACTAAAGGGTATCCTGCTGGGTTTGAACAATGGGGGACAATTAGTAACCCGTTAGTTATAGCAACAGGGGCTGGTCAAATATACGAAGATCTTCCTAACGCAGTATCTTTACTTGATGATGACATAGACCACATTATTGGAGATAATGATTCTGTTGCATTTGGTCTTAGTGCTCAAGAAGAGGCAAAATGGGACATGAATCTTCCTGCTGCAATTAATCCGCGACCCTTTGAACAAGACAAATTTAGAGTGCAGTTAGAAATTAAAATCACTCTTCAACGATTTGGTGTTTCTTACCCAGTTGGGCAAAAAATAGTTTACGATCAAGTTTCAGCTTGCGGAGATGATGTTTTATTTAAAAAATTAAGTTTTGCTGCAACATCGCAAACATGACAATTAATTCTTTATCTCGTTACACCACAGAGGTGGCTAATGACGGAACTGTTGTTGCTGTGCGTAAACAATATTCTGAAATACCTATTCAAATATACATTGTGAAGCCTGGCGATACTTTTGAAAATTTGGCAGCCAAAATATATGGAGATAGTTCTCAACATTGGAGATTATTAGATTTAAATCCGCAAATAGATTTTACATTTGATCTAAAAGCAAATGACCGTATTCGCGTGCCTCTATGATTTTTACAAATGCAGCAATTGACAATCCACTGGTAAACGTAGATGTTATAGGTGGGACTGTACCAACTACTCAAATAGGAAATGTTGAACTTACCTTTTCTGAAAATAAACATGACATTGCTACTATCACGTACGGCGGATTTCCAGGAATTGCAGTAACCTCTTATAAAGGATTACCAGTACGTATTACTCTAGGTAACAATGAAGCAAACATAATTGAGTTTATTGGTTATGTTGCATATGTTGAAATTGAAGCACAAACAAGAATGGGAATAGTAAATGATTCTTTAATTCAAATGGCCAAAGTTGTTTGTTTTGGGAGTAGTTATGAAATGAAACCTTTAAGAAACACAACGTATGCTAATAAAACCATTAAACAATTAACAGAAATAATTGCTTCTAAATACAATTTTTCTTATTCCGTTCCAAACAACAAATACATTTTCTCGTTAATACCTCAACAAGGAATTAGTGATTGGGAATTATTAGTAACTACCGCAAACAAAATAGGGTATTCAGTAACAGCAAACGGCACTCATATATCTGTATATGATCCGTTTTCTTCATATGTAA